AAGCGCCTCTTGAGAGGGTTCCAACATCCCATAAATTTTCCAAGAAATTCCACTTAATATACTTGTCGTTTTGCTGTGATTCACCACTTGGAAAGAACCAAACGATTTCATTGAATTGACTGTTCACGCCACCCGCGATTACTTTTTTATAATTCTCATTGAGGTTACTGAATAGATAATCTTGCACAGGGCATGGGATTTCTTTGACCGCACCATCGTAAATAAAAACAGATCGCTCACCCAACCAAGCCACAAAATTACCCGCACTGACGATGGCTCTTGTGGAGATGGCTTTACAGTTTGTGCCCGCATCACGAATGGAATAAACCAAGGGGCTTCCGATAAAACGCATGGCACCAATCCCAGTATCTGTATGTATCAAAATGTCATCTTTATAAATGATGCCCGATAAAGCGCGTCCACCACTCGGTATTTGTAAATAGCCCGCAGAGTTTAAACTGGTTGAAGTCCAACTGGTGTAATCTTCGCGATCACTGAAAGAAATACGCCTGGGGTCTGCATTACTGCCAATGGCGATTAAGTGCCTTTCATTGGAAACCACAATGGCATTTACACTGGTGGGTGCATTTGAAATCAATGAAGAGGTAGTGTCAGCCGTTCCGCCTGGGTTCGGATTCCACTTGTAAATTTTTCCATCTGAGCTTGCTACCCAGACCAATTCTTGCCCCCAATTATCGAAAGAATAACTGTTGGCATTGAAGTTTAAACCCGACTGACTCCTGGCTGTTGAATAATCCTCGACATTGTAGTTATAGGCTCCGTAACCCAATGGGTCGGTTCCAGATGGAGGTGTGTAGGACGAGCTGGGCGTGATGTCAGTCCACACATAATTATAAAGGGTGTAAACTTTGTTTCGCGTACCGACCGCAAGTACAGGGTTCCCGTTGTTGTCGTTGTACGCATAAAGGCCAATAATGGCCCCGTCCAATGCGGCACTTTTGAGTAAATCCCAGCCGCCCATAGGTTTTAGAATGCCATCGGCAAAACGGATGAGATTGGAGTCAACCCAACGTCCGGCATTTTGATAATCAGTCCCGTTGGTAACGACTCCGCTTGGGGGTGTTACATTTATAAGGGCCATGATTAACCGCCTATCGTTTTCGTTTCAGTCGTAGGCGTGATCTGTTCAACAATGTTTGCATCTAATTCATCTTTCAGTGATTGCACTTCATCTTCGCCCATGGCTGTTTCAGTCCAGCCTTCAACGATTGACTCAGTCAAATCATCGAAAGGAACAAATCCAGTGCCTATATCTTCTAGTGATACAGTTTGCGTACTATAGGCACTTGCAGTATACGGATTGCCTTCAGCATCGTCTTGATCGCTGGTCGCAGTTAAACGCCAGTGAACATTGTAGACTACATCGCTTTCAGATTCGTAAGTGGGGTATAGGTCAACTGTTTTACAATTCCATGCGTAACTATTAGCCATTTAATTTTCCTCTTTTAGTTTTCGCACTTCTCATGTGCTTGTTGTTTTAATTCTTCAATTTGTTTTTCGGCAGTTTCTAATCTTTCGATTAATTGTTGAACCACTGAAATGTACATTGCATCTTTCTGCACAAATTCAGATGTTTTTGAGATTCCTTTTACATCGCCATCTAGTTTAGTAATTTGATCGAGTAAGAGTGTGTCTTTTCTGTCTGCATCGGTCTCGACTTCTTCCACAAATCTCGGATCGATTACTTCTTGTTCTTGAGCAATGAATCCGATTTGCTGTGTTCTACCGCCATGTTCTTCTTGGTTTATCCAGTCAAAAGTTTTCGGAGAATACGCTTTGAATTTTTCAATGTCGTATGAGAAATCTTCAATGTTTTCTTTCAATCTTCCGTCAGATGGACTATACGAGCCTTGAATTGTTAGATTACCAGAGTCATCAAGTGTCATATTTTCTGTGCCACCTGTTATCCAATACATCGTGTTTCCATCGTGATTGTAATAAAACTGACCAGAACCAGTACCCGCACCAGAACCATCTAAAAAGTTAATTCTATTTTGAGAGCCGCCGTTATAAGTGTGTAAAGATAATATTGCATCTCTCGCACTTGAGTCTTGAGTACAATGTATCAAAAGTTTGCAAGTTCCCTCTTTTGATATGGCTGCTCTTTCACTGTCAACGGCTGCTGTAGCACCGACAAAGAATACTCCATCTCCAACGCTCGCGGTTATACCCGTAGATGAGCCAGCACCAAAGTTCATTAAATCCCCATTATGTTTATAGTCAATAAAACCTGAATTAGTGCCGTTATCTAAAAATTTAATAAGTGCACTTCTATTTGCTGCACCTGTATCAAATCTCAAAGTTGGATCACCACCAGTTGCAGAATCAATTAATACTGTTGGATCAGCAACAAGACCACCACCTACGTCTAATATATTGCCATCAAAAGTTAGATTAGCTTCACCCTGTATAGCATCAGCACCAGTAACCGTTGTTAATGTATTGTTGGTGCTACCTGTTAGGGCTGTGCCAGAAGAAGGGGCATCTTCCCAAGCAACACCACTTCCTGTTGAGGTCAATAATTGTCCGTCAGTTCCTTGTGCGCCACCTACTGTTAGGTTGTCTGTTTCTAAAGTTCCATCTACATCTACATCGCCGCTTATATCTAAACTTACAGCATCAACCTCACCCGCTACTGTTAAAACACCATCAGCAAGTGTCATTAAATCTGTATCAGATGTATGTCCTATTGTCGTACCATTAACGATTACATTATCAACAGTAAGTGTTGTTAATGTACCTAAACTTGTAATGTTTGCTTGAGCCGCAGTTGCTAGAGTGCCTGTAATGCTTGTGCTTGCAGAAAGCGTGGTAAAACTACCCGCCGCTGCTGTCGTGCCGCCGATGACGCTTGAATCAATTACAGCGCCGTCAATGTTTAGAGCAACTGATGTACCAGTGCTTGAAAAACAAGCATCGATCGTATCGAGGTCGGTGTTTAATTTTGTACCCCAGGTGTCAGTAGCATTTTGTTATCGTAAACCTGTTTATGATTTACTTCTTATAGTTTCCTATAAGTTCAGATCATATTATCAACCCTGTGGGTTGCTCGGCGCTCTTGGAGAGATTATTGATTGGTTTCTCACTCTCTGATCGTTGATCCTTCCAACTACTTTAATACCTTTCGTTGGCTTGGGTGCTGATTGTCCTCGTCTTAATTCGTTAGGATGTTCCAGCAGTTCACCGAGTTTTCATTATTAGATTGCTCTAATATGGCCCCTAAGTTAAGGCTCCGACTTCTGGTTTTGTCAAAGACAAATTAGTCGTTGTTGTATCTGCCATAATTTTTTCCTATATATATGCAAATGTTAATTAACAGCCTTTTCAAGCTGCTTTATCTGTCCAGGTTGTTGAATCAGGAGACTGATCAGTCCATGTTGTGCTTGGGTTGACTACATCAGTGTAAGAAGTAGTGCTTGGCACGTCTGGTTCCCATTTTAAACTACCTAATGCAGAAAAACCACTAACAGATGAAATTGTTGCGGCCCCTCTATCAATTTGTCTCGCAAGAGCCGAGAAAGAAGATGTCGCCGCAATGGTGGATTTGGCGGCAATGACATAAACAGCCGTTGCCGTAAAGCCGGAGGTTTCAGCCAGTGTTGCTGCTCCCAATTTAACAACCACTCCCGCGCTAGTAAAGCCAGAAGTTTCTGCTAGAGTTGCCGAGGCAACATGGATCCTGTGACCAACCGCAGTAAACGAGCTGGATGCTGCGATAGTAGCCTCACCACGATCAATTTGCCTGGCAGTAGCGGTAAAGGTGGATGTGGCTGCGATGGTAGCCTCGCCACGATCAATCTGTCTTGCGGTGGCCGTAAAGCCTGATGTCTCTGCCATCGTTGCAGAGCCAAGCAACACAAGATGACCTGTTGATGTAAAGCCCGATGTTTCAGAAAGGGTCGCCGAACCCAGAAAGACAATGTGGCCGGTAGAGCTAAAACCGGATGTTTCAGCTAGGGTTGCTGATACATAAAATGTGATTGATCCTGATGCGGTAAAGCCTGATGATTCAGCCGGTGTTGCCTCACCAAACTCAAAGACCGGCTCACCGTAGAACGAGTGACCGTATCGCCCAAAACCATAGCCGACTGAGGCCATGAGATTAACTCAATGTGATGTCTAAATCACCAGCATCAAATCTGAATACATCACCACTGGAAACTGTTTTTGCTGTAGTCAACGCTGCCCAGGCGAGTAGGTTTCCTGATGTGCTTGCATCAAAAACCCCAACCCATCCAACTTCATCCCAAGAGCCGGTTGCGGTTGCAAACTCGGCAGCACTGGAATTAGTCGCAGTGCATGGGTCAGTACCACTTACACTGAACGCGCAAGAAATCCTGGCGTATGATCCGCCAGATACTTCAGTTCCACCGCCTGTATCAGAAGGTGCGGCAGTATAAAGTGCCAAATAGACTGTTCCAGGTGTAGTAAATGCTGTATTTG